ACCGACCAGCCGCAGCTAGGGTTGTGTTCTCAGCGTCATGGGGAAGCCAAATGGTGTCGTAAACGTAGCCCAATGACTGAAGCTGGGCAAGGTAGTAGCTCATGGTCTTTTGGTTGTCCTCAAGGTAGCGGATCAACCGAATCTCAAACCCTATAAATTGAACGAACCATATCGCCGTATTGTCTGCCCAGCCCAAGTCGAATACCGCGTGGACGGGCTTGATAGCGTCATAGGGAACTTTAGTGATCCGACCGTCCATCTCAGCCAGATTCATCTCTTGGGCAAAGACCGCGCCATCGACCGTCCGTCTGCATAAGCCCTCCCAGACGTTCAGGTAGGCGTTGTGGTCGTGGATCTCAAGGTTTTCCTTTTCCTCCCGCAGGGTCTGGGGGAACCACGGGTTGTCTCGCCATGTGATCTTCTGGACTATAGCGTTCTCAGGCGGGCTGATCACGAACCGCTGGTAGGTCTCATCAGTCTCTAGCTCGGGGTTAAAGGTCACCCAGATTTCTGAGTTATCCCTACGGATGGTTGGGATCAGGACGTTCCAGCTAGTCTTAGAGATGGTCTGGGCTTCCTCGCACCAGCAGATGTCCACGCCCTCAAAGGACTTAATGGACATGATGTTGTTCTTCAGCCCCGCAAAGAAGAACTCGGTTCCGTTCCTCCCTTTAATCGAGGTGTTCGTTACCTCGTAGAACTCCGATAGTCCTAACTGAGCTATCTGGTCAGCCAAGAGCTTGTGGACTGAGTCCTTGATTGAGACCTGAAACTCTCGGGCGCAGAGGATTCGTAGCGGGTCTTTGGCTCCCTTGATCAGTAGGGCTCTAGCCACTCCCCATGACTTTGCCCCACCTCGGCCCCCGTAGAGAACCTTGTAACGCTTGGGCTCAAATAGGCACGCAAGTTTGACCGGGAACTCGGCCTTGGCTACGGCCTGTTCAAGCAGCTCCCTGTCATCAGACATCAATGGTCTCGGGAGGCTTTATGAACGTGACCTGTATCGCATTAAGGATTGGAGAGCCATCGGCGTTCTCCATCTGGTTGATCTGGATTGCCTTGCCATCAAGCCTGTCGATTACTTCCTTCACGGCCCAAGCCTCTCCCAGCTCTGCCTGAGTCAGTAGCGTCTCTACTATCCTTGGGAGTCTCGCAGGGTTCTGAACCAGCGCCTTACGCAAAGCGTCATGGAACATCTTCCCCTTTACTGCATTTGTATTACCTATCGGTGCGGCCATATTGATTAACTCAATCTATAAGTTCCTGACACGGAATTGGAAATGTAAACTATTCTCGTTTAGATTGCAACCTATTTATATCCTAAGAATTGCATTAGTGGGTCGCTCTCGTCTACCTTCAATCTGCCTGACTTCAGCCATGCTTCTAGAGGTTCGTCGTTGATCTCTTGGATCTTGTAGTCATCTGGGCTAAAGGGGATAAAGTTTGATGTTCCCTTGCCTTGTCCGCGACTACCTTGGTCGAGGTACTTGATACCCTTGATGCCCGCACCCTGCATCTGCAAGGTTCCCTTGACGGTCTTACCTACCTTGCCCAGTAAGTCTCCACCTAAGTCCTCTAGATCCATTCCTAGGCTTTTCGCAAGAGCCTGAACCTCTGGGGATTGGTCTTTTAGGGGAGCATCGTAATCCAAGAATTTGGGGATGATCTCGTCTGGGATGTCCCCCTTATAAAGATATCCCGGCAAATCCACTTGGGGGAGCTTGGTATCAGACCTTAAAAGTTTTACTGCTGGGTTTTCCTCCCCGCCAAGAAAAGTACGAGCGTGAAAATCTGCGGCACTTCCTCGATTACCAGCATGGCGAGCTAGTTCAAACGCCGCAACTTGTTCTGGTTCATTCCAGTTAATTGGCTTGCCACCTATCGTTACTTGTTCATTTGACTCTTTGGCATTTCTTTTTAACGCTGCGATACTTGCTCGATAACTTTCTGCTACGGGTCTACCCTCTGACGTATAGCCAGCGCCTACTCCGTAGGATTGGTTTCCCTCACCAGATCCCATTTTCCTTGGATCAAACCTTGAGAATAGGTATGGTGACCCGTGATACGCAGTCATGCCTATCGGGTTATATGCGCCCGCAACAATGTCCCGTAGCCGTAACTCAGCCGCCTGTTGATCTGGAGTGACGGGCAACCCGCGCATCTTGTTGATGTCACCCTGTGTAGCTAGCTCTTGTAGGGTGTTGAACTCGCCAGCCTTCTGGTTGCGGTAGTTAACTTCAGTCTCTAGGAACGCTCCCGGATTAGCCGCAAAGTCCTTCATACGGCGCTTTAAGGTGTTGCCAGCACTAAAGATGTCCGCAAGAACTGGCATTACTTCTTACCTTTAGTACCCTTTTTGGCTTCCCGTTTAACCGCATAGGCGATGGCTACGGCCTGTTTTACGGGCTTGCCAGCCTTGACCTCGGTCTTGATGTTCTGCTTGAACGCCTTCTCGGATGTCGATTTCTTTAGCATTATTTCTTCGCAGTCTTTGCTGATTCTTTGAACGCCTTTGCCGTGGGAGCGCCCTTGGCTCCGGGGGCTCGCATCTTCTCTGGGGTCTTGCCCGCTGCCTTTTGTGCCTTGATCCTCTCGCGCTTGGCGTGGATGTTCGCGTAAAGTCCGGTAGCCATCAGTCATTCCCCTCGTTTTCGTTAATCTTGACGGTATCTGCCTTGATCTTCGCAAGCCACCAATTGCAGTCCGCAATCGCCCCATCCAGAGCTTGAAGATTAGCCAAAGTGAGGGCGCGTTGTTGATTAAGTTCCGCAACTCTTGCTTGTATTGATTGCTCATCCATTAACAGTTCCAGTTTTTAAGACTCGCAGCCTTACGGGTGGGTCGGCCCTTATCGTCCTTCATCGGGCCGGGGACTCCACTCATCCGCGCACAAAAAGACTTTTTACGGCCTTCGTCAGCCTTTGTCTTAGGGTTTGGAGCTGGAGCTTTAAGGTTTGAATTATTTTTCGCATTGTATGCCGCCCTTCCTTTTGCAGTCATGCCCGCACCCTGCTCCACGGGCTTATAGTTCTTGCCCTTGCCGGTGGTTGTGCGGGGTATGGGTTTATTGGTTGTTTTCATCGATCCAACACACGTCCTTCCATGACATCATAAGCAGTTTTTGGCCTTCTTGCTCTACTTCTTGGAACGTCAGGTACTCACCTGTTGTTCCGTAGCGAATCCTTTGACCCACTTCGCAAGGGTTAGGAATGATCCGACCCTTCTTGTCGTACTCACCCGGCCCAACAGCCACCACCTCGCCCATGTTCGGGTTTTCCCGCATGATTACTTCGAGGATTGCGCTCTTTTCGCGCTCAATCGGCTTGACTAGAATCCGGTCTCTCAGGGGTCTTATCATTTCTTTTGCGTGATTTAGGGTTGATCTCCGGGGTGTCCTTGGACTGATACTCCCCGCACCATTGTGTGTCTTGCTTCATAACGCCTTCGGGATACCGCTGGCACATTCCGAACTTCTGGTTTGCTAAGAAAAACTTACACGCCCCGCAGTTCACTTCAAATTCTCTAACTTGTAAATCGTGGTGTTGATCAGATCCGTGATCCCATCGATCAGGTTCTGGATCTCTGAATCCTGTGGTAAGTCCTTGCGGGTGTCATCCACATAGCTCCGCAGGGCCTTCATATATGCAAGCGGGTCTTTATCCATGTAGACCTCTTGCTCCTTGTCCACCTCGCCAAATATCCCATTGCGCCCCATATAGGTCTCAACCAGACCGTCCACTAGGTCGGGCATAGCCTCATAGAACTTGCCCAATGCCTTATGGGCAGAGTAGCTAGTAGTCTGCCAATGTTGTATGTGGGCGCAAGTCGCTGAATGTAAGAGCGTCTGCGCGAAAGATTCCATTTCACCCATCACGTAATTCTCCCTCTTGCACAGTAGATGTCAAGTAATAAACATTCACCATGCGCGGCCCGGTCTTGGCGTTTGTGACCGCACCCTTCTCACAGGACACCTTCTGGTCGGCTACCAGCTTAAATAGCACCGCCTTGACCGAGTGACCCTTTGCTTTGAGCTTCACGGCAATGTCAGCTCTCGTCAGGTTGGTTGACCTACCAAGAAGTTTAATGACATCACGGGCTAGGAATGAGCGCCTAGTTCGTTTCTTGTTTTCCATCCTGTGATTATAAACTGTTTGGTGGAGGGCGGTGTGTACAACAACCGGATCTCACGTTGCATCCAATTGTCCCGCCCCCCGGAGCCTATCGTACTCCGCAACCGCACTTCATTTTGCCGCCGTAGGTCTGAACGCAGCCGTAGGGGGCATACACGGGGCAAGCTGCAAAGGCTACGCTTGCGCTCATCAGGATTGCTGCTGCTATTACCTTCTTCATGGTTTTTCTCCTAAAAGTTTAACTTTCACCATACCGCTTACTTGATCGCTCACCTTATATGTGCAATCAATCCTTTTATCGTTGATTTTCCAAGCATCGGCAAGTCCGTCTTGCCCCGCCTTGAAAGCACCAACCATGTTGTCCTTATCCCGTGGCCTTCGGTCTGGGGGGTAGAACTCCACCTCCAGATAGATTGGCCCTTCCTCGGGTATCTCCCACTTCTCTTGCAGGGCCAGCATCCTGACCGCGAACCGGTACTTTTTCTTGGCTGACGCTTGCGGAGCCCAATGGCCTGAGTAGTTAGGACTCAGCTCCTTCGGGGGCCACGGCAGGGTGAGCCTAGCGGGTGAGCTTTTCGATTGTGTCATTCAGTACGCTCAGTTCGGTCTTTTTCAATACGTTCCAGATAGCTTTGCGACCGTGGATACCGTTGTGGCTCCCTTGGTGGCAGTCCTTACAAAGGGGTATACAGGTGTACTGGAGCCCTTGTTCTATGTGGTGGGCATCAGAGGGTTCCGCAGCTCCACAGACCCCGCAGGGCAAGGATTTAACAGCCGCCAAGTGCCGTCTCTGGGGGGCGGTGAGCTTATTGTTCACGCAGCCTAGACTTTCTCAGACAGGTGGTCTTGCAGCCACAATGGGGTTCGCGCTTGTAGTCTGGTAAAAAGCCAAACTTCATGTCTAGGTACTTGGCCTCTATCTCCCGCAAGACCTTGCAGTCTATCCCCATGACCAGCCTGTCCCGGCAGCCGGTGCATTGCAGATTGAAAACCGGCGAGTTTTTGTCGCACTTCTCACAGGTCATAATGCCAAGATCAGAATTCAAAAATCAACTGTTGAGGTCTGTTTGTTATGTTTTTTGACCATCTCATAGCTTCCCTCCAATCGTTTCCGTTTCTTCCGTTCATCCTTGCATGAAATGACCATGCCATGCTATCGGCTGTTTCCAGCATTGATCGTATAAACGGGCTGGCTAGAGCTGTTGTCTTGAGACCAAACCCGTGGAGCTTTAGGTCTGGTCTGGCGTTTTTTATGGTCATCAGCACAGCTGCTATCTGGCGAGGGTCTCCGTTGCGCTTGCAAATGCTGCCAACGCCAACCCATGAGCCATGAGCCAGACGGTTTCCGTACATATTGATGTGCCTGACATAGTCTTCTGGTGCATAACCCTGTAACACCGGCAAAATATAAACACCACCAGTATCACACGCCATAAGCTCATCATAGCGTTGCACAGTTAATTTCTGATGCTGATCAACATTTAAGCCGGTTTTCTCAATAATCCAAGGTTCGCACATCCAATCTTGAGCTACAGATGCCAGCAAGTTTCCGTTGTTAGACCATCTTTTTATCTGCTCCGCATAATTTTTTACTGAATACCGATAGCGACCATGTGTGCTGATTTCAGTAAATGCCCCGGAGTCCATAATCCAATCCCCCACGACAAACGGCCCCTTGCGACTCCGCAGCCGATTTACGCTGATAAATGCAGAATCAAAATGCATAGCGTCAGAGGGTTGATGGAGCCCAGTAAAAAACCGCATAATGTGTAGTCAATCCTCATGCGACCTTGACCGATGCCCGCATAACGGCGCTCTTGAAGTCTTGGGGGTGCGTAAACTGGCTCTCATCGATGCCCAGCTCTCGGCCTTTAGCCTGTATCCCTGCCCAAGTCTCGTGCCACTCCTTGCCCTGAACTACCCCCGGCAAAGTGACCTTTAGCTCGTCCGACCAACGCTCTTGGCGTAGCCATGTCGCAGGGTAGGGGATGAACTGACCATCGTTCTTGCGCCATTGATCCGACCGGCATTGAGCTTCTATGGCCTCTATCAACTCGCCCAACTCTGGACGAATCTGGTCGGTCTGCTTCCAAGCCTTCCTCGCGTCACCCTTGGCTACCTTCTTGGGGTAAGCCTTCCAGAACGTCTCAAAGTCAGTCATGTGTTCTTCTCCTTTAGTTTGGCTTCGACAATATCAATACCGGAAAAGCCCATAGCCTTAAAGAATTGCTTTTCATCTTCCGTCAGCCCAACCCATTCATGTTTTGGTGGTGCGGTGTAAAGTTTTATCCAAGTGCCATCGGCTTCATCTGGGTCTGATGTAAGCGAACCATCTTTCCACATCCACGCCACAGGCTCTGTTGCTTTGCGTAGGTCAGTCATTCTCACGCTCCCGTATTGACTTGGCGGCTTCCTTGCTAACGTACCCAGCAAGTTTGGCGCACTCGGCTCTCTCGTACTCCACGGCCTTCTTAATCGCCCGCACAACGTACTCTGAGGCGCTTTGCTTGACCTCGGCAACCACGGTCTCAACCATCTTAGCCAGTTGAGCGTCCGAGGCCGTCCAAAGGGGTTTAATCAGGTCTCCTTGGGTGCGTATCATTCCCACGCCCAGAGCTAGGTTCTCAATGTCCTCGCGGGTCATTTAGACCTCACCTGAGCTGCAAGCTCAAGACCTACCTCTCGGTAGTCCCGGTCGTAGTCCGCAACCTCGACCTCAATCTCACGGGCGCAAGCCTCGCGGGTCGTGGACTCCACTAGGTTAGCTAAAGCCATCAGGAACTCGTCTGGACTCAAGCCCTGCGGGACTTTGGCGATCAAATTACCTACTTCTTGGGTATCCATAAAATCTCCGTTTTAGGTAGATTATCTGTTTTAGAAACTGTTTGCAATCCCTAAAGGCCCAAAGACCGACCAACTAGCAAAAACAAGTTTTTGCCAGACTTACATGGAGATGTATCCCGTAACAACGGTACTCTAGGTAGCCATGCCCACTACTAGACGGATATAGCGGGTGTCGACCCCGGCTCCGTGGCTACTTATTCCACGGCCTCTATCCCATCCCCGCCTTCTACTTTGCTGGCGTTTCGCGCAGTCGGAAATGGAAAAACCCTTTAGTGGAGACTTGGGCTTGACAGGCCAGCATCGGGCGCGAACCAAACGATGACTACAAGCCCCCACTAAAGGGTTCTGAACTACCTGTTCGCGCCTAACGCCGGAGTGTCATTTCCGACCACGAAATTGTATACGGTTTCCAATACCGTCCAAGATAGATTAACCCCACAACTTGTAGGGGAATATCAAAATAATTGAAAAAAAGATGCCAAACCCTATTGTAAACAGTTTCTTAATCTGGATAATTACTCATACGGTCACTTTGATCGTACTAACCGGAGAGAATAAATGACTAACGTAATCGCCACCGCAGTAGAGCCACTCAAGCAAGCAAGCATCGATGCAGCAGTCCAAGCAACCAAAGAAATGGTTGCACGATTTGCACAAAAGTTAGAAGAAGCTAACTGGGATCTCAACGTAGCATTTCCCCGCCCAAACGGTTTTGTATCGCGCTCAACATATATGTCGCAAAGAGCTGCACACGATTTTGCTTCTTCTTTAGTTCGCTCGGTTCAGCCAAGTTATCGGATGAACGAACCAATGATTGTTCGTATGTGTGATGAGCGTATCTCCCATGTAATCGACAACGCCGCTAAAGATGCCGCTTCACAATATGAGGCATATGTTGCAAAGTTAGTTAAAAAAGTTGGCGAGTGCGATTCCGCTAAGATGGGTTTCAACGGTGGCTTGTGGTTTGATTCTGACTTAGTTGTAACCAAAGGTGATGCAAAAGAAGTTTGGAATACCAAGTGCATCACTAACCGTTCTTGCCTAGGCAAAGTCTTTAACCAGTTTCCTACCCGCAAACGCAAGTAAACTAACCGGGGGCTTCGGCCCCCACTATCGGAGAGAATAAATGACAACATCACCCGCTTGGTCAATATATCGAGACGATCCAGTTGACCATGTCCTCAGAGTAACAACCCCCCAAGGCCACTATCACCAATGCGTTCATTGCAAGGGTCGCATCTTTACGTCTGACCACGATTGCCTTGAGCGTTTTATCACCAACCACCAAGACTGTGAGGCAACGAAATGACTGACGCAGAACATCACCAGCAACAGTTAGAACAGCAAGAACAAGAAGAAAAGATAACTATCCAGCACCTAGACCTGATTGCTTACAAGTGTCTTGGTGTAGCCCAAGCAGTTCGTGACTTAAGTTTTATGCGTGACCCGGAGTCGTTTGACAACATGAAAGCCCGATTGATTGAACTTGCAATTGAATTTGAAACCACAAGGAGAAAGTACGATGAGCAAAGCACCAAGCACTAAAATTGACAAAGTAGCGCACCACCTAGTTACCAAGAAAAAAATTACTAGCTGGGAGGCGATTCACTTGTACCGCGCGACACGCCTAGCCGACATTATTTTTAACTTGCGTAATGAGGGGTGGTTGATCAACACCGTAATGCTTCAGAGAGATAAGACCCGTTACGCAGAATATATTTTAATTAAGGCGGGAACCAAATGACTAAAGACGAATTTGGTGATCTAATAGGTGGCGCACTATTTGCGCTAGTAGCAGTTTTAGCAATGTTTATCTAAGGAGAATAACTTGAGTGCATATAGCAAACTGATGGATGCCCGAATAGCTTTACAAAACGCTAGTCTTAAAAAATCGGGCAAGAATACTTACGCTGGGTATTCGTACTTTGAGCTGGGTGACTTCTTACCCGCGATCCAATCTATCTTCCATGAGAAAAAGTTAGCTGGCGTTGTGTCCTTTGGGCTCGACCTTGCGACCCTGACCATCGTGGACTTAGAAGATGGCTCAGAGATCAAGATAACCAGCCCCATGTCCTCGGCAGCTCTCAAGGGTTGCCATGAGGTTCAAAACCTCGGTGCGGTTCAGACCTATATCCGCAGATACCTCTGGGTCTCAGCTCTGGAAATTGTCGAACACGATGCGATTGACTCTGCCCAACCAGTAGAGCCCAAACCCAAACGGGCTACCAAGTCCAAAGCGGAGCTGGTCAAGCTGATCAATGAGGCATCAAGCTCTGAGATCCTGTCCGTGTTTTGGAAAACTCTAACCCCAGAAGAACGCGAACTGGTCAGGACTGAGGCCGCACACAAGGGCGCAGAACTTAAAGAGGCAAAAGGTGTTTTGAAAATAGGGGAGCCAAGAGATGCGTGAAGTTAAACCATACCAGCTTGATTGCAGACCAGACTTTGACTTGCTTTTTGAGGCAAATAGCGCAGACATAGAGGCATTGCAAGACGCTCAATTTACGCTTGAAGCAATTAAAAAAGCAGACCCCGGAACCTATGATGAAATAATTGATGCGTCATTAAAACTAATCGAAGTTGCATTAAGCAAATCTGTTTTTGGGCCAATAGAAAGAATTGCAGAAAGAATTGGAGTTGAAATATGAGTCCCCAACAAATTTTTATGCTCAAGATGTTTCAAGATGGCTGGGGGTTTCGTTTGTTCAATAAAAAACCGGGGTCATGGAATACCTATTGGTCATTGCGTAGAAAAGGTTACTTAAAATTGGGGCCATGCAAAAACACACCAAGCGGGCCAGTTGCCATTGATCGGCTGACCACTAAAGGCAAAGATGCCCTAGCCAAACTTAAGGAAATTAAAAATGCGTGAAGCCAACCCATACCAGCTTGACGGCAACTGGTGGAACGCCAGACTAGGTAAGCTCACCGCCTCTCGAATGGCTGCGGCAATGAACTTTCTAAAGTCTGGCAAGGAATCCACCGAGCGCGAAAACCTACGCTATGAGGTCGTAGCCGAGAGGATCACCAACACCTTCGCGGACAAGTACACCACCTCAGATATGCAATGGGGGGTCGAGCAAGAGGCCGCAGCCAAGGAACGGTTTGAGTCCGTGACCGGTTTGATCGTGACGGACACCCCGTTCATTGACCACCCGCGTATACCGTTTTGCGGCTGCTCACCTGACGGGTTCGTGTCTGACGGGTCGCTCATAGAAGTTAAATGCCCCAAGACCAAGACACACATGAAGTACATAGCCAATCAGGAAGTCCCTGCGGAATACAAGCCGCAGATGACCCTACAGGCGGCGGTCACGGGTAAGCCGGTCTGGTTTGTGTCCTATGACCCACGCATGGGTGAGGGCAAAGACCTGTTCATCAAGAAGTTCCGACCCACCCCGGAAGAAATAAAGGTGGTCGAGTCCGCAGCAGAGCAGTTCTTGGCTGAGTGTGAAGCCTTGTTTGATTTTTACAACAACAAAGCAGTTTACTTTGATAAGGATTAAAAATGTTACTAATTGGATTAGCTCGTATCGGTAAAGACCCAGCAGTTCGCTACACCGCCGATGGAAAACCCGTGATGGATCTATCGCTCGCTATGGACTACGGCAAGAAAGGCGCTGATGGAAAGCGGCCTACGCAATGGATTAGCGCGACCATGTGGGGTGACCGCGTGGAGAAGCTCCAATCTCACTTAATCAAGGGCCAGAGTCTCTTTGTGACCCTGTCTGAGCCTCACTTGGAGGAATACAAGCGCAAGGACGGAACCACGGGTACTTCGCTCAGAGCGCGGTTAAATGAGCTGGAGTTTGCTGGGGCTCCAAAAGACAAGCTGCGCGAGGAGCCAAAAGAGAGCTATGACTCAACTGGTTTACTTGACGAACCTCCCTTTTAAGGTGACCTATGGAAGATATTTCGGCAATCATTATTAAGCTCGACCTAAACCTGTCGGAGCTAAAGCGTCTGACCAGAACCCCGGCGTTTGCCGATAACGAAAAAATTACGCAGATCATTTTGGATATGCGCTGGCAGTTATCGCAAGCCCTGACCTCGATTGGCAAAAATGCCGAATAGGGTCAAGTGCTGGGCTCTGAAAGACTCGCGAGGCCGCTACGTTCAGATAGAACATGGTGCAATGCCGCAAGAAGCCTTTAAAAACTTGACATTTAGAACTCAGCGGGCGGCTAATGAATGGCTGGCTAGGAACTTGTACTGGTACTACAAGGCCAAACCCGTTCAGGTAATTGTCAACATCAAGGAGGTAGGTGAACCATGAACTTCGTATCTCATTTAGTCGCTGCCGACATCTGGTTCTTTATTTTGTGGATGCTCGCAATCATTGGAATGGTTTGTTTTGTTTACTCACAAAAGGATAAAAATGAAAAGACTACTGATAGTTTTAGCCCTGACAGGGTGCGCCACCACAAACCCCGGGGGTTATAGCGTTACTCCACCAACGCAGAAGCTGGTCGTGGATAAAGAGGTTCACGCCATGACCCGCTTGGAGACCGCCAACGCCATTCAGGACTGTCAGGCGGCTAGGACTCGCGCTGTGGTGATCTACGGTCGCAGAGCCGTGGGAGGGGTGACTAGGGACGTTGTAATTGATGTAACGTGCGCCCCGCTGTACTAAAAAAGAACCCGGCCTAGACCGGGTCAAGCCCCAAAGGGCAAAGAGAAAGCGTCTTAACTGTAAGCCCTCGTCCCCTGCCGGTCAATAATTAGACTCTGACCGCGTGGGGACGTTTCCGGGGTGTTTGGGACGCTAATGTGCGTCCATGAGTCAAACTCTAGGATGATCTGGTCAAAGGGTACAGAGGCCGCTATACAAGCCTCTACGACCTCCCGTGGCTTCATGCCGGGAACCCGTAGGTCAGCCGCACAGCCTAGCCGGTGCTGGGAGGTGTCCTTAGACCCCACCGCGTCATTGACCTGTTTCGACCGAAAGGCCGAGTTGATCATTACAGGCTTTCCACCGACCGCAGCCTTGACTTGTTCCAATAGCGCCGCGAGACGGATTAGGTTCTCTTTTTCCGCATTAGAGGGAATATTGAGCCAGCCGTTACGCTCGGCGGTCTCAGACCGCACCAGCTCGTCATAGGTAAAGTGTTCGGATAGGTTCATTTTTTGGCCTTCATGTCCATGACCTTCTCAAGCGTTCTGCCTCCAAAGTAGAACGACATTACCAGCATCCCCCATTGCCCTAAAAGGGATACAAAGTTGTCCGAGATGTCCAAACCAAGCGCGTCCATAATTGCAAGGGCTAGGTAGGCGGTCAAGATGTAGATCAGGGTCATAGGACGGATGTTTTTAGATAGCCATGAGTCCGAGTTCATGTCGGCTGCAAGCCTTTTGGTAAGCTCTTGGGCCTCGATGTTGTCCGCAGCCAACTCAGCCAGACGGCCTTCCTGTTGAACCTTGATCAGTTCTGCTTGGGCCTTTGCTCTGGCCTCTGGGTCTGGTAGAACCTTATCCAAGACCTTCTCGCCAATACTCATAATTGCGGCTAAAGGGATCATTTTTTCTCCTTCGATAAAATGGTTGAGGCAATCTGCAACATGGTTTTTGCTTGGTCTAGGTTGGCTGGCGGTGTAGCCCAACCGACCGTAATCTGGCCTATGAACCGAGTGTGATCGGGGGGAACGCTCACCCTGCATCCAAAGGTCATGCCCTTTTCAATGTACCAGAGCCCCACCTCAGACTGAGCTGCCTTGTACTCCCCGCAGGGAATCTCGTTAGCCATGAGCGCCACAACGTCCTTATTGTTGCTAGCGTTGCTAGTAAATAGGCCAACATCAAGACCTTCTACGGTCTTGTCCCTACCCTCCTTGGTATAGGCTCGATACAAGACCCGCGACCCAACAATAGGGTTGACCTTGAAGATAGCGACCACTTGGGCGTTGGTATGCTTAAAGAGGTGGGTAGCCGCGTCATCGACCCGCCCCTCTGCTATCTGGGGTAGCTTCTGATGCTCCTTGTACGTCCCAACAATGACCTCGCGGTTGTCATAAATGATGTAGCCAGCAAACGCAAATATAGCCATCAGGATCAGCGCAAATAGCTTAAACGGGCTATCTACATAGGCCAAAACCTTGGTTAAGGTGTCCTGACGCTCGCTCACAGGTGGCCC